CCAGCACCTTTGGTATAATTTCATCTGTCTTATCACCCAGCTTTGAAAGTTTTAGAAGAAAATCCTCCGGCATTTTAACATCTGCTTTAGCCACTTGATGCCACCACCTTTTTCGCCAAAACTTCAATATACATACCTTTTCCTTTTACATCCTCCACACTTGTGATTTCGTATCGTCCATCACTGCACGCAATGGTCATCTTAGTAGACACCGAAATATCAGGTATCTTGCGAAAGCAAAACAGTGCGGTGGCTTCAGAGAAGGTTGCTCTATTAGCCCATTTTTCATTCCCGTGACGGTCTTCCTTATAGGCACGAACAGATGCAACAATGATATCCGTGGGTTTGCTAAAACCCTCACTGTCTTTCATTGTTTCAACAGAAATAATATCTATAAAGGTATTCATTTTTCCAAAGCTCATAGGCTACACCTTCCAATCCCGATCAAGCCTGAGCAGTAAATTCACCGTATTCCAAACCTGCTGACCTGCCTGCACATTGTCAGCAAAAAAGCCACCCGTACTGCCATCCCGACTTTCATAGAAGTGGGATGACAGCATGATGATGGCTTGCTCCGTAGTTGGCGGCATTGCATTTTCGCTATAATGACCTTCCGGCAGATGCTGGTAACTCTCGGCATAGGAGGTTGCAGTGGTGATGTATGTCTGAAGAAGCTCATCATCACGATCATGCTCAAGAATTAGATTTGCCTTTACCTTTTCAAACAGTGTCATCACCGTCACCTTCCTTTCTCTACGGAGTATCCTCTGCCATTATCCCAGTGGCTTTTAACTTGGTTAAAAGGGCATTAAAGTCCGTCACCAAATCCTCTACAGTAGCCGCAGTACTTGCTGGTTGATTCTCAAGAACAGGGAGGCCGGTTACTTTGGCCCCCTCTTCTATGACAAGCTCACCGCCGATTACAGTTTTATCTCCACCTTGCTCGGTGTAATTCTTCGTGTTATAACTCATCATTTGCACCTCCCGTTAAGCCTTTTGCTGTAGGATTTTAACAGCTTCAGGAAGGATCAGTTTACCGTCCACTCGTTGACTTGCAAGGAAACCAACTTGACCAGTGGTTGCAAATAGCTCATTTAAACGTTTGAAAGAACGTCCTTGTCTGTCAGCAATCCAGTAGTAGCCAAAGTCACCAAATGCGATGGTCTTTGCCCCAGCCTCAATAATTGGAGCATAGGCTGAAGTATATACTGGACGGTTTAGCAATGTATCTGGAGTACCCGCAGTCAGCGAAGGCTGCCATAGATATTGACCCTGTCCGTCTTTTAGTTTACGGATTGCTTTCACCGTTGCATCATTCATTAAGAACACTGCATTTTTTCTGTATGGTGCTTTTAATGAGTAGACAAGATCGATAATCTCATCTGCTGTAATTGCTGTAGCCGATCCTGCAGTAATCCCAAGCTGTGCTCCACCCGTAGCATTGAAAATGCCTGTAGGTTTTCCATCAGCATCTCCAACAAGAAATGCTTCCTCTTCCTTTGCTCCAATTCTTCTGGCAAACTCAGTGGAAATATAGCTTTCAAGATTAAATACACTATCGTTTAAGAGTTCATCCGAGACTTTGATCATCGTACCCAACTTATATGCACCAATGGAAGTCTGACCAAATACAGAATCACTCTCATCAAATTCCTCGCCTTCATCAAGCCAAGCCGCAGTTCCTTTGGTCACTACAACAGGAATTTTTCTGTCACCGCTTGAGGTCTGAATAATCTTTGCCAGCTTACGGAACACATTTTCTTCCTCAAGGGTTTGAATTAGGGTACGTTCAAATTCATCTGGAACAAGATATCCACCCTCTGAATCAGTTCCTACAGATAGGGAATTAAGTACATCATGTCTAGGATTTTTGCTTCGCATGACGTTCCAGAATGCCTTCTTATAATCATCACTTGCTCTTCCAGTCTTTGTTTCCATCCCTGGAATATTTGGTTTTCCAGTAAGAGGCATATTCACAGGTTTGTTAAGTTCTGCTTCAAGTGCCTCTTGGCGTTCCAGTCTTGCAATTTCCTTACCAAGATTAACAATATCCTCTTCCATTCTGTCGTAGGTTACCGCATCCTCTGCAGAGACAAGCCCGTCACTGCCACGTTTTGAATCAAGAAATGCCTTCGCTGACTCCCATGCTTTTGCGCGTTTTTCACGCAGCTCAAGAATTTTACTCATTTTGATTTCCTCCTAATATTTTAATAAATTAAGCCGCTCATAAAGCGGGTCGGTTGACTGTTTTACAACTGGCTTTTTAAGCTTATCCATTAATGAATTGGTCACCGCTCTTCTGCTAAATACAAAGCTATCTTGTACAGTACTTTCTCCAGTCCTAAACATGATGTCATCAGCAAAACCAAGCTCTACTGCTTTATTGGCATTAAGCCATGTTTCTGCATCCATCAGATGGGATAGTCTTGTTCTGGATAAACCAGTTTTCAGTTCATAAGCATTGATGATACTTTCCTTTACTTCATCTAGCATTTGCACTGCCTTTTGCATCTCATCACTATCACCTATTGCTATGGTGAAGGGGTTATGGACCATCATCAGTGAGGTAGGTGACATCAAGACTTCTGTTCCTGCCATTGCAATGACTGATGCGGCTGATGCTGCAATACCGTCAATCTTTACAGTGACATTGCCTTTGTAATCCATCAGCATGTTGTAAATCTGTGATGCTGCGATACAATCGCCACCGGGTGAATTGATCCAAACAACAATGTCTCCTTCGCCACTCATAAGCTCTTCTTTAAAAGCTACCGGAGTAACATCGTCTTCAAACCAACTTTCCTCTGCAATTGCACCGTTAAGGTAGAGGGTTCGTGTCTGTGTATCTGAATCACGCACCCAGTTCCAAAACTTTTTCATTTGGCTTTTTCCTCCAATCCTTCTTTATTTGCAAATATGCCCGCGTCCGCGAGTTTGGTCATATTGCCGTTAATTAGGTATAAATCTCCTCCAAGCTCCGCTGGAATTCGGTCTAGGTTCTCAAGCTCCCTAATATCATTGGCGCTCATCCATCCGTTTTGTCTGGCGGTTGCATAGCCGCTCATTCGAGAAACATAATCTCCACGAAGTAGACCATCTACGTTAAACTTGGAAAAATACTGTTTCTTTTCATCTGATCTTAAAAGTGCCCTGCTTATGGCCTGTTCCCACCGAATCACCCAAGGGTCCAAAGTGTATTTCACAAACTCCAGTGATTGTTGTTCAATATTAGAAAAACTCGACTTTTCCAAGTCTCCAACCATATGTGGAGGTACTCGGAAAATTCGAGCGATTTCATTGATTTGAAATTTCCTTGTTTCTAAAAACTGAGCTTGTTCCGGCGAGATACCAATTGGCTGATACTTCATGCCTTCTTCAAGTACTGCCACACGATGAGAGTTGCTACTCCCTTGATAGGCTGCATTCCAACTTTCCCTTACTTTCTGAGGGTCTTTAATGGTGCCAGGATGCTCAAGTACCCCTCCTGGTGCTGCCCCATTAGCAAAGAACTTAGCTCCATATTCCTCACATGCTATTGCCATCCCTATAGCATTCTTAGCCATAGCAATCGGTGAGTAACCCACAAGACCATCAAAGCCTAAACCCGGAATATGAAGTACATCGCTTGGTCTTAATGTAACCGCCACACCGTTCATCGTTGGTGCATCATCGGAATACCTGGTGTAAGAATAATAGAGATTTCCACTGGAATCTCTATCCACAGACATTCGATTTGGCATTAGTGGATACAGTGCTATGACTTCACCTTTGCCGTTTCGAATAATCTGAGCATAGGCATTGCCCCATAATAAAAGATGAGTCATCATCGTCTCGCGGAAAACGAAAGAACTCATCTCTGGATTTGGCTCATCATGTAATAAAAAATATAGCGGATGAGAAAGTGCTTTCTCCTTACCGCCGCTATCGGTAAATTTGTATAGATGAAGGGGAAGCCCTGCCACAGCCTCTGCTAATATCCTCACGCAGGAATACACTGCAGTCATTTGCATGGCTGTATGCTCATTAACAGGCTTACCGCTTGTCGAGCCGCCAAAAAGGAAACTATAGTTGCTCCCTGCAGTTCGATTTTGTGGTTTGTCACGTGCTTTAAAAATATTTGAAAATAGGCCCATCTGCATCACTCTCCTCTCCTAAAACACAAGTAATCCTCGACCGTCATAAACCGAAGCACTCGTATCATTGCCACACCGAATTGCTCTATCTAAAGCCATAATAGTGGCAACAGCGCCATCTATTTTTTCTGTTGACTTCTCTTTATCTGGTTTAATGTTGCCCGCCGGATCAGTACGAATAAAAATATTATCCATCATCCATCTAAGAACAGGATGTCCACCATGTGCGACCTTTTCCTCCAAGGTTAGTTTCATAAGTTCCTTGGTTGGTGGACTCATATCTTTAAATCCCTGTCCAAATGGAACAACGGTAAATCCCATGCCTTCAAGGTTTTGTACCATCTGGACTGCACCCCAGCGGTCAAAGGCAATTTCTCGAATGTTGTACTTCTCACCAAGACTTTCAATAAACTTCTCAATGAAACCATAATGCACCACATTGCCTTCTGTAGTCTTAAGATGTTCTTGCTTTTCCCATACATCGTAGGGGACATGGTCACGATTGACTCTGAGGTTAAGGGTTTCTTCCGGTAACCAAAAATAGGGAAGAACAATATATTTATCCTCCTCATCTTCTGGTGGAAACACGAGTACAAAGGCTGTTATATCTATGGAACTTGAAAGGTCTAGACCGCCATAGCAAACTCTTCCAAATAAGTCTTCTTCATTTACGGCAAAAGCACATTTATCCCACTTATCCATTGGCATCCATCTAACTGCTTGTTTGACCCATTGATTAAGTCTTAACTGCCTAAATGTATTCTCTTCTGCAGGATTTTGCTTTGCAGATTCACAAGCGGCTTTTACCTTGTCGATTCCCACGGTAATCCCTAGGCTTGGATTTGCTTTTTTCCATACTTTTGGATCAGTCCAATCATCAGATTCGTCTGCTCCATAAATAACTGGATAAAATGTAGGGTCAACCTTTCGCCCTTCCAAGAGGTCTTTCGCTTTTTGATGTGTCTCATAGCAGATAGATTTGGTGTCTGACCCTGCAGTGGTAATAAGAAAATACAGCGGTTGGGTTCTTGCATCACCAGAACCCTTGGTCATAACATCAAAGAGTTTTCTATTGGGCTGGGTATGAAGTTCATCAAAAACAACACCGTGTATATTAAAACCATGTTTTGAATAGGCTTCAGCTGAAAGCACTTGATAAAAACTATTTGTCGGCTGAAAAACAATACGCTTTGTTGCCGACAGGATCTTAACTCGTTTACTAAGTGCCGGACTCATACGCACCATATCAGCTGCAACTTCAAATACTATCGATGCTTGCTGACGATCTGCAGCACAACCATAAACCTCCGCTCTTTCTTCACCATCACCACAACAAAGAAGTAGGGCAACAGCAGCCGCAAGTTCTGATTTCCCCATCTTCTTCGGTATCTCAATATAAGCTGTATTAAACTGTCTATATCCATTTGGTTTAAGTGTTCCAAAAATATCTCTGATGATTTGCTCTTGCCAATCTATGAGTTCAAAAGGCTTTCCTGACCATTTACCTTTGGTATGGCTTAAGCACTCAATAAAGTTGACCGCATAGTCTGCAGAATCTTTATCGTAATAAGAGTCCTTTGCCATAAAAGCTGTCGGTTTATATTTCTTCAACTTTCTAATATGCGGTCACCTCCTTACAAGCATAAAAATAGAACTGCATCAAGCAAGCCTTATCATTCTATCCATACGAGAAACAGAGCCAATTTTGGCACTGTCCTCTGTTACTATTTAGTTGTGTTCTAACAATAGGATTGCAAGCGCAATTTCTGCATCCTCCTCCACAGGCTCAATATCCCAGCCTCGGTCATAGTTTGCAATAATCTTTCCGTTACGCTTAAGCATCAGCTTAGAGATGCGTCCTTCGTCAATGCCAAATTTCGAGCCTTTCTCATAGCACTTTACCCAGTAATGGATGATGCTGTCATGAACTTTGATGCTACCTTCTTTCCACATGGCTTTATTCCTCCTTACCGGTCAGAATGAAACGGGAATAAGCCCCAATGTTATCTGCAAGGTAAAGAAGTAACTCGTCATATCCTTCCCTCAGAGCGATCTCCTGTACTTTTCGTACATCAAACATATTGGTTTCACCTGTGTCACGAATAGCAAGAATCTGTTGTTTTATCTTATCTGTCATCGTGAATCCTCCTGCACAGGTCTTCGCCAAAAGCTACTGAAAGGCTGGAGCCTGAATCCCAACGCACCATAATAGAACCAATATCGTCAACTCCTACAACTGTTCCTTTTGTGCCAATCTTTGGAGCTTGAATATCATCCATCTTTAAAAGTTCTACTCGACATCCATCAGGGTACTTCTCACGAAGGTTTAGCAGTTGTTCTTTACTGATTATCCTCATTTTTTACTCCTCCTTTAAATGCCGCAGAACCCGTCAGATTTTTAAGCAGTATTTTTCTCTCCTCTTTATACTCTTTGCCAATAAAGCCAAGGCGGAGCAAAAAGCATCTGAATGCGTATTTTTCATTTGGGATTTCTTTTTCTTTTGCAGTAATGCGTTTCTGGTTTCTTGCCATCTCGCAAAGCCCAGAAATAAAATGGTTATAAGCCTTAACCTCTTCTGGTGTTGGTAGTTCTTTAAACCAGGGAAATGAAACTTCATCTTCAGAAATTTCAATTGGTAAGTCTTCTGCCTCAAGTGCATGGCGGATAAGATTGCCTTTTGCCTCAACAATCGCTTTTAGGTTTTCAAGTGCCTTTTCTGTAAAGCTACTCCTTGGCATTGATATGCAAAGGCTTAAAGCCTCGCTGTCTGCGGTTTGTTTGCCCTCTGATGCGCCAATTGGCTCCTCTGCGATAAAACCCTCGCTTGCTAAACTCTGCACCACGTTTTCGATTTCTTCGCTATCTGCCCTATCACTAAATTCAAGGCTTCCATTTTTGTCGATGATAATGACATCCACCTCATAAGCCATGCTGGGCATTCCAAGGTACTTTGCTTTAGCACCTGTGATGTTGCTAAGTGCTGTGACTAACCTCTTTCGCTCTGACCCTGTTACGTTATACTTAATGATCATGTACAAAACCTCCTTTGTTTTGGTATGTACATATATCACTCTAAAACACTTATTTATCAAGCTTTTTATCGATTATATGGTGGGAAATTATATAAACATTCGCTTACTCATTAGTTTCCTTGAGTTCATCATATCTATAACTGAGTCCATCCCTTTGAACACTTACTTCTT